GTCCCTTTTAAAATTTAAAACCAACAAAAGATCGCTCTTCTCCTTCAAAGAACAGCTCCAATCATGGAAAACCGCTGCTGCTGGTTTATTTTAAACAGCAATATTTAGGTCATTGCTTGAAAGTTTAATACTTATGCAACTAACTTTCACACCGAAGCGATTAATCTTCTACAACCTCCGAAACACCATCATTCCCCGACTAATTTACGTCCGAGACACCACGCCCATCAAAGACCCGACCTTCCAGGAACTCGTCAGCGATTTCACCATCCACTGCACTTATTATTCCGAAATCGACACCATCACAGTTGAGCGGAGCCTCGAGAATTCAAAGCGCTATATCATTGGCAGCTTTCAAGCCGAGAAAGATTCACCTCTCAGCCTTTGCCTAAACCTCTTTTTCACCCGGGACATCTCCTTCCCCTTCTACGTTACTCTCCAGAACCACCGCATTAGTGCCCATCGAGCATGACCGCCAACATCACCGTCCTCGAGATAAACACACTTGTCGACCAGCAATTCACCGCCATCGGCCGTATTCCAAGCCTGCAGAACCACAAGCTCGTCACCAAGGCTGCAGCTGTTCGCGTACTGACCGCCCTGAACGCAAACTGGGAAGCCCTCGCCCAAGCAGGAAACGCCGGCAACCACATCACACTTCGCAGCTTTACTGAGACCCTGAAGCGATGTCTAGCCGTACTCGGAGATGTCGGAACTACCACCTCCGCCGATTATACTGGACTGTCGTTCATTCCGCTCAGCGAAGCCAACGCCGGCACATACATCGAAGAAGCCGAAGCTCCGATCACCACCTCGTTCACCACATTAATACTAGCGGAGCCGCAACTGACCATCCGCCGCTTCGCCCGACTCTTCGTCCAAATGGCTGTTGATTTCGCCCAAGCCAATAGAATTCGCTATCAGGTCGGAATCGCTCACGGGATTCCCATCGACTTGGCACACATCGGCACTGACTTCGCCGACTTCTATGCTGCTAAGACCAACCGTGAAGCCCGAGCTCTCAACCTAGCCAAGCGCGCTGGACTTTTTCGTGAAGCTGCAACTGCCGATCCCTTTTCTAACTCCTCCCGATACTATGGCGAGGGATATGCTGAAAAGGAATAAACATTACACCAATCTCGTCTTTGATCTAGGCACCATTGACGAGATCACGAACGATCTCACTGACCCAACCTTCTCAGTGTCCACGGACCTCAACATTTGCGCCCTCTTTTTCTTTTTCCTCCTTTATATAAATAACGGACCCTACACATTTGATCCTTTTTCAAGTGCGTTCAACCGTAGCCCACTGTCTCTCCGAGAGACCCTGGCCGACTTACTGACAAAAGTTCATTATCGAACACAGCAAGTTAAACTATACAACATAACCG